GACTTAATATCTGACGTGTGTTTGATATTGATATGTGAATATATTTATCGATATTCCAATAAGCTATGTGTTGACTATGTGAATGAGATGTAGGAGAATAGGTGGTGAGGGTTTTCTCCCCATGTTGGGGTGTGGAGGAGTGATGCCAAGCAAGTATGTTAAGCAGAAGTGTTTTGAGATTGAGTGTGATAGGTGTCAGAAGAAATTCATACAGACTCGCGCCACGCAAAGGTTCTGCTCGGAAGAATGCGGCAAGGCATTCCATAAAGTGAACGTATCAGAGATGAGAAAGTTGAAGCAAAAGCTGATTGATTTGATGCAAGAGAACAAAGAATTGAAGCGAAGGCTGTCTCAAGTGACGGAGAATTAGTGGTGAGAGATTTCTCCATGTATAACAGAACGGCCCCTCTTCGGGGCCGATGTTTTTGTATTTGAACCGGTGACAAATTGGAACCAGTTGTTAGTCCAATGTGAGTGCATCATACCCGTTGCCGCATGAGCTAATATGCTCTGATGCCACTTTGACGGCTTTAATTGCGTCTGCCCCCATGTGCATGGCTCCAATGGCGACTTCTTCCCCAGAACCCCATGCCATGTATTTTTCTTCAAGGATTGTTGGGTATGGGCCTTCGGTGAACATCTTGAGTTTGTCTTTTGATGCGACGACAAGGATTCTTTCTTCATTTGGGATTGGATCAGGGTAGTTATCTTTGACGCATCCTGACTTATACCATTCTTTGAGTGCTGTCGAGCTTGTAACTTCGCCAACACACCCAAGGAGTTCTGTGAACCCGTTTCCAGTGAATCTCTCAATTTTTGTGGTTGTTAGGATTGTGTAGCCATAGAGCCTTCGCTTGTCTGCCGCCAGCGTATGCCCATCCCAAGCAATTACAGTCATTCATCATCCCCTTCATCAGCAAAAGGACGGTCTGAGTTGTAGTATCCAGACAGCATATTCTCTTCCGAGATCGTAAGCATAGTCTTCAACAGACCGATAGACTCCAGTGTCCCACTATCATCCCTTTCAGCCGACACACTGAATGCCTTCCCTGTGTTGTCTACGGCCAACAGCCAAACGATGCGGTAGTTGTCAATCATCGCCGATAGGTCCAGCGAGGCACCGATGAGCTTCTGCCTGACTTCAGGGTTCCATTCATTGATAGAAGCCATGTTTATTCCTTACAAAAGAATGGAGGCAAGAGCCTCGGTGATTGATCCAATGAAGCAAGAATCCAGCTCTGATGATTGAGAGACTGGCATATCCTCGCCGATGAACTGATAGATGAACTGCTTGACGTGATTGGCTTCATGGGCCATCTCTGATAGATACTCGTAGATACTGCGGTCATTCAACACATCCTCAAACTTCGGCATCATGACTACAATTTGGTCACCGAGATCAAACGTGTATGATCCACCATCAAACACAAAGCCATCTTCTCCGCTGAGGCCAACCTTCTTAGAGAAGAGATCGCATTGAATCTCGTTCGTGATTACGGCAACAGAAAGGACGTATGGAGTGTGTATGTATGATGCTTCTGGCTCTTTGTGGATCTGTAGAGAAGTCATTTTGAATAGTCGCCATATCCTTTGAAGTGTGCACGATTCAGCATCTTCAGTGTCTCGTCATCGAATGGGAAAGCATTATTGATGTATGCCTCTAGCATCGTAGACGTAATTACGTTAGCCGCACGGTCCGGGCTAAAGAGACAGTCGAATGCTGATGCCAGGAAGACAAGGCAAAGATCCAGCCTTTTGAAGATTGCGTTAATCATTGCTTCTCCATTGAGCTTATGACTGACTTAACATTATCGCTGGCGATTGTGTTAAGAACTGATTCAGCCGAGTCAGCCCAGTTATCCAGCCCGTCATTGGCGATGCCTTCACGGACCTCCTTGATGCCCTTGTAGACGATCTTTTGCAGCTTGGCAATCACAAGACCGTCATGATGGATAAGCTGCTCATATTCCTTGAGCTTCTTTTTTAGCTCGGTAGTGTCTGACTTTGGACGTGCCATTATTTTTTCCTCCACTGGAACTTTGGCTTTTCGGGAACAACGTCTTTTGCTACTTCGTCAAGGAATGCCTGCACTTGCTTTTCATACCAGTTCATCATGCCAGCAAGCTGCTCTTGTGTCTTTGTCTCAGTAGTGTCGGTGATTGTGATGGTTACAGGCTGTCCCTTGAAGTCGATGGCGCGCTTGATGTCATTTGGCATTAAGGTCTTCCCGGATGAATTTGGCGAGGTTCTCAAGTCTTTTGCAGACATCCTCGGAGCTTTCGCCAGTCTTCAACCGGAGCCTAAAGCGGTGCATGATGTCACAAGGGACCGAGATCATCCCATCACCAAGATCTTCCCCGGCACTAAACGTCAGCGAGATTCCTTCGCACTTCCCGTCAACATCCGAGAAGTCAATGCTCGTGTTGAATCCAATGAGAACCTGCTCCTTCATGCACAAAGCTCCTTACACTTAACAAGTGTGGGCCTTTGACAGAACTTGTCAACCCATACAGAAAATATTTTCTCATGCCACTTGACAGAATCATGAATCATGATTATTCTCGTGGAGCGCCACGGGACACTTATTATATATTATTATGTATATATACATTATGTATATACTCTTATGGTATATATCTTATAGTATATAAAAGATATAAACATAATAATAAACAACGTAATCTCTTTTCTTTTATTCTTTTCTTTGGTTCTTTCTTTTCTTTTTTCTTTTCTCTATCAGAAAAGGTCAAGGAAGTTGACATACCCAAGAGGCACCAGAACTTCCTCCTCTACTGGAGAAGCCTTTGTCTTGGACCCGCTCAATGGAGAACAGAACATTCTTAGAGGTGATTATGTAACCTAGACTTTGGAAGTTCAATTATTTCTCATACTTGCAACTTTCACTTTCATTATCGGCTATTTTTATACAACTTCCAGCCTACGAGACATCCTTCTCCAATCAGCATCAACCATCTAGCCGCCTGCTGCTGACTGCCGATTGCTGGGCGCAGGATGGCCCTAGGATCGTCCGAGGCGTCGCGGATGGGTGTATGTGGCTTGGACATGCCGAAAGCGATCCTGGGGGCTGCTGGACGGCAAGAATGAATTTTATTGTTGCATGTGTAAATTTTGAACACATACTTGACTTCGGTGGTATGTTTCTTACATGGAGTTTTGATGGACGAAGTTAAGAAGCCAGTCAACCGGAAGAAGACGAGATTGGACCGAGAGTTCCCTGTGAAGCTTACAGAAAAGGAACGTGAGTCCAGCGAGAAGGCTAGGTTTGGTAAGTATGATCCAGCAACGGCCAAGATGGTTGTCACGAAGCATCGTGAATCTCTGAAGAAAGCTAAGGCCGATGCCGTTGAGAAGGTTTGGTCCATTGATGGTGATCCGTCGAACCGATATGAGGTTATGCAGTATTTGGTTTCAATGGTGTCTGAAGGTGTCAGGTTGCCGCAGTTGTGCGATGCGGATGGGATGCCGCCTCTCATTGAGGTAAGACGATGGTTCAAGCGTCATCCAGACTTTAAGGCTGCTCTTGATGAAGCCAAAGAGGCCATGGCTGAACGCTACGTTGACCATGCCATGAATATACTTCAGGAAGCGGAACCAGATAGGACTGGGCTGGCGAAGGCAGAGTCTGAGCTTGCCATGAAGATGGCTGGGATGATGTCTGAAGAGTTTAAGGAAAAGAAGATCATTCAGACTGAAGATATTTCGCATACATGGACAGAGGCCCAAATCCTTGCCCGTATGCGTGTTTTGACGGACTCTGACCCAGCCCTAAAAGAAGAGTTTAAAAAACTTATCTCATCGAATATCATTGACGCGGAGATATGCGATGAACAGGGATCAGAAGGTGATGGACATGATGCAGTCAATCAGCTTGAAGATAGAGGGGTTGAACAAAATGGCTAGGACTCAAGCTTCCAGAACGTCTATCTTGCTGGCGAAATATGACCAGATTCTTACTGAAATCATGGACCTACTTGACATGGACTATGACCCACAAGCTTTGCGTGACTACATCAACAATGCGCAAGCTGAGATTGACCATCTTCTGGAGCTTTGATTATGCCAATCTATGAATACCGTTGCTCTAATGGGCATGTTGACGAGAAACTTGAAGCCATTACTTCCGGCAAGACAGAGGATGTTTGTTCAGAGTGCGGAGAGAAGTCTGAAAAGATTGTTAGTGGTGCCGTATGCCACATGGCTGGCATGGTCGGTGGTTGCGTGAAAAACTGGTAGCCATGAAGATAGCTTCTGTAACCATCACATCCGAGACAAAGGCAGACATCATCGGTGATTGCTTGCGCTCTGTTGTTGGACATGTTGATGCAAACATACTTGTTGTAATCGACAATGACCCAGCCCTGATGGGCAGCGACAACACAATAGAAGTAGCGAGGTCTATCTGTGGTGATAAACTTCTTATATTCCACTATGACGGTAGCGACTTCTCATGTGGTGACTGCCGCAATTTTGGGTTGAAGTGTGCCCAAGAGTCTGGATTCGATTGGGCCTTCCAGTTGGATACAGATGAACGGTTCATGCCAGATGGCAAGGATCTTAGGCGAACACTCGAACAGCTCCCGGCAACCACAATGACTTGTTCCTTGTGGAATGCTGACAATACATACGAGAAGCTGCTTTTGTTCCGATTGCCAGTAAGGGCGAAGTATCGGTATCACATGCATGAAGAATGGACCGAGATAGTTGATGGGGCCATCAGCGGCATGAGGTATTGGGAATTGCCAAAGCCAGAAGGCGTTGACCATAATCGCAATGCGTCCATGCTGCGTGGACTAGAAAAACAGATATCAGAAGATCCAGACAATCCACGTTGGTATTACTACAAGGGGCAAGTATCCAACATGGAGGAAGATTTTGATAATGCGATTGATTGCTTTACGCTGGCATTCTCAAAATGTGACAACGAAAAGCACTTCGATTTAAAGGCGTGGACATGCTTCTGCGCCGCGAACGTATGTATCGCGCTAAAAGAATATGCAGATGCGTGTAACTGGTGCTTGCGTGGCATCGGGACGCGAGGAGATTGCCCTGAGCTTTACACGACAATTGCTAAAGTGTTTGGCCTTACAGGCAGGCTTGAAGAGTGCATTACCTTTTGCGAATTAGCTGTTAGCCAAAGCCCAGTGAATGTAAAAAGACGGCGTATGCGTAGTGGGTTTGTGCATCTACCTGCTTCGTTTGAGGAGCCGTATTTGGTCATGTCTGAGGCTTATCGTGCGCTAGGCGAGACGCGGTTATCAGAATGGGCGAAGCGTGAAGCCATGAGGAAAGAAAAGGAACGAAAGGTGTTTAGGCGATGAGCGATTCTGCGTCTCTTGAGTTCTATAAGCTGGCAGAAGCACTCAAGCAAAAGCTGGCAACTAATAAGCTTGCATCGTGGAAGCCATACCCTAAACAAAAAGACTTCATGTATTGCAAGAACAAGATCAAGGTGATGTTCGGAGCTAATCAGTGTCTAGCATGGGATCAGGAAATCTATGATCCAGTCTTGAAGGTATCGCGCAAGGTTAGCGAGATTGACTCAGACTTCCATGTTGAGGCATGGGATGGTGAAAAGCGTGTTGTTGCCAAAGCCCATAAGCCTTATCGCAAGGAAGACGATGACATCTATTTGGTTACATTCGGTAGCGGTGAGACAATCAAATGCACCAGACGGCACATGCTTATGTGCGAAACGGGGTGGTGCGAGTTGCAATTCACACCAGATAACGGGGTTTCCGACTTCACATATGGTACTTCTGGTGAGTGTATTTGCGACACAATCTCAATACCAGTAGAGGAATTGTCAGATAGTTTGCGTCTCGGTATTGCACTGTCTGGGCGTATTGCGTCTGGTAATAACCAGATCATGACGATCAAGATGATCCACTGTTGTGAGTCTGGACGGGAAGTGTGGGACTTTGAGGTTGAAGGCTATGGTAACTATTTCATAGGCTCGATACTTAACCACAACTCAGGCAAGACGACTACCGTGTGTGCAGAATTGACTTACCATCTTACTGGTGTATATCCAGAAGGCTGGGAAGGTGTTAAATACAATCGTCCTGTTGACATCTGGATTGCCGGTGAAACCAATGTGCGTGTCCGCGACACGTTACAGGAGAAGCTGTTTGGGCGTCCAGGACAGATGGGGACTGGGACTATCCCGAAGCAATACATCGACGTTGATTCGATAATCCGAAAGCCGGGTATCCCATACGCGATTGATATTGCACGTATCAAGCATCATACCGACGGCATTGAAGATGGGTTCTCTACTATCCAGTTCTTCTCTTACGACATGAAGCGCGAGGCTTTTCAGGGTTCCAGTGTTGACATCATTGAGTTTGACGAGGAGCCTCCTGACGACATCAATGATGAGTGTAAGATGCGTGTTATTGCCAAGAGTGGACGCCTATTCTATACGTTCACGCCTCTCAAGGGCATGACACCGTTGTGGAATGAGTTAAATAAAAATGAGGATGTTGGCAAGTTCTGGCTTACGTGGGATGACATTACCCATCTAAAGGAAGAAGACAAAGAAGCTCTGGTCAAGGGCATGTCGGAAGAAGAGATTCGTGCCCGCAAGTATGGCGTTGCAACCGTTGGTTCATCTCAGATATTCCAGTTCCAAGAGGATGATTATGTTTGTGATGACTTCCAGATCCCGAAATGGTGGCCTAGGCTTGGCGGTCTTGATATTGGCGTCAATCACCCTACTGGTGCTGTCGCTGCTGCCTACGACGAAGAAGCCGACACTATCTACATCTACCGCGAGTATCAGAAGGCAGGTGGTGCAGGGGCCAAGGAACACGCCCTTGTCTTGCGTAAGTGGGATATGCCGTTTGCAATTGACCGTTCGGCATGGCAGAGGGACAAGGCTGTAACCATTACGCCAGCATCCGTCTACGAGGATTGTGGGCTTTCTCTTGTAAACGCCGGGAATGTTGCAGGAACCACGATGCCTTCTATTATTGAAATACGCAACCGCATTCTTGAGGGCAGATTCTTTATTTTCAGAAGTTTATCAATGCTGCGCGAGCAAATGCGGTTATACAGGACCAAGGATAATGGCATTGATATCTATAAGCTGAATGACGATTTGATCGACCCTATGCGATATGTTGTGATGAATATTAAATCGGCAACGCAATTAAAATCTGGGAACAATGATATAATCCTACCCGATGACGATTTGCCGTTCGATTCCTACTCATTCATTTAGAGGATAAAATGCAAGAAGATCCGATGGTCACAAATGGTCAGTTCGATCCGGTCAGTGATGACGTGGCTTTCGAGAACGACAGCGATCTTGCCAGCGAACTTGAGAGCAAGGCTGCACTCGAAGATCATAGCGATGCCATTTGCTCAAAGACCATGAATGAGTTTTCCGTTTACGAAGCCTTCAGGCTAGCCGCCGAGAAGATCCGTATTCGTGCCCATTACAATACCCGTGGTTTGTATGACCCTGAGATTGACGTGTCGGATTCAAAGGTCAAGCCATTCGTTAAGATCACTGGGCCCAAGGTGCAGGCCGGTATCGCGCTTCTCGTCCCCATCTTGCTTCCACCCGGAAAGCCGTGCTGGTCGCTTGACCCTTCACCTAAAGCCCATATCCCATCCGTTGAGTTTGCGCTGAAGTCAAAGGGATTGCCTCCAGAACAGATCCAGGCGGAAGTTGACAAGGTTGCTCGCAAGGCGGCTGACGAACTATCCGTTGATGTTTGGGATTCGCTTTGTGAGTCTGGATTTGCGCCAAAAGCGTATTCCATGATTCGTTCCGCTACGCAGTATGGAACCGGCATCGCCCATGGTCCGTTCGTCACCAAGGATAAGAATGGTATCAAGCTGGATTGGCAATCCCTGTCTTGGTGGTCTGTCTACCGTGACCCTTGGGGCAAGTCTGTTGAGGATTGCAACTCTATCATCACGCGCAAGGTGATTACCAAGTCTGAACTTATCAAGCTGAAGAAAGACAAGGTGTATAGCGCAGAGAAGATTGACAAGGTTCTCAAGGCTTTCCCCAACGGCAACTGGTCGCCAAAGTGGTGGGAGATGCTGCTGAATGTGGCCGACAATGGGCAGGCACCTTACCCTACTGGTGGACGCTATGAAGTGTTCACTCGCTGGGGATATCAGACTGGCAACGACATCCGGGAATGTGGGTTCGACGTTGACGATGACAGCCTCAATGAGCAGGTAATGGCTTATGCTGTCTGCGTTGGCAATGAAACCATCTCGGTTGGCGTGAGCGACCTGCACTCAGACCGTCTGCCTTTCTACTTTGTGCCTCACTTCGCTGTCCCTGATTCGCTTGATGGCGTTGGTGTCCCTGAAGCCATGTTTGACTCGCAGGATAGCGTTAATGCTTGCGAGCGCGGGAAGATCAACAATCTAGCGTTCGCTGTTAAGCCGATGATGGCCGTCCAGACTGATCGCCTTGACCCCCGAATGAAGAACCTTGAGATCAAGCCAGGTATGCTGTGGCCCACCATCTCATCCGAAGTCAACCGTGGAGATCCCATTAAGGAAATCCAGGTCAATATGCACTTGGCGGAAATTGATGGTGTCCAGCAGGTTTCCAAGACCTTTGCATCAGAGGAAACCGGCATCCCCAACTTCCTTCAGGGAATGGGCGGTGAAGGCGTCCACAACCGGACAGAGGGCGGTGCGCGTCTCCAGTTTGATAACGCCGTCAACTCAATCAAGACGGTCGTGTTCAACTACGAGAACTTCTTTATCATCCCTTTCATCAAGAAATGTGCTGATGCCTTCCTAAAGTTTGACGACAGCGACCGCATCCGTGGCGACGTGAGGGTTATCGCCACTGGCGTTCAAGGCATGATTGCAAAAGAGAATATGGCTAATGATGTTCTACAGTTCGCCCAGATCGCCGCAAGCAACCCCGAATGGGCAAAGCGGGTTGATCCTGCCGCTGCATTTGGCGCGATCGTCCGTGGCCGTGGTATGACGCTAAATGATATTGTTCTGCCGGATTCCGTTGTCCAGCAGCGAGCCGTCCAGCAGCAGGCTCTCAGCGATGCTTCTGCCGAGAATGTCGCTAATGCCAATGCTCAGGCCCAGGCTAAAGTCAAGGCTGAAACCAGCCCGGTTGATACGGTTATTGACGCCATGAACCGTGCGCCAGACGGATCGCTTATGCAGATTACGTTGATAAGGGACGCGCTCCAGATGAAGGGCGTGCTTTCCCCAGAGACGGCGCAGGCGATCGAGAAGCAGATGCAGTTGCTTAGTTTTGGCAATCAAGTCCAAGCAGCGCAGCATGGGGCAAATTTCGCAGCCGCTACCAATCCTCAGACATATCAGCCAGAGCCTACTGGGCAGCAAGCTAACGCTATGGCCCAGCCCCAACCTGCTGCTATGCCGCACCCAGGAGTGATGCCGAATGTTTAATTGGTTTAAGAAGCCAGAGCCGAAGGTCATTATCCACGAGATCACCCCTATGGATAATATGGATGATGACGAGTTATATGAGCGTTGCCGTGGTCTGTTTGGAGCTATCGAATGGGAATACTTCATCGAGAAGGTCCGCCGAGAACGCAATAAGTCTATGTCGGATCTTGCATATGCGGAAACCACCGACCAGCTTGGTCGCATCCAGGGAAGGATCAAAGCCTATGATTGGATCTTGATGATTGGCAATATCCATGCCAACGAATTGACGCAGTAAATATATTAGCGTAAAATACGCAGTTATGGGTGTCCCGTAAACAGTCGCCACCCAGGGAGAAAAAACAATGTCCGACATGGACGAACTGAAACAAGCAGAAGAAGCCTACCGGAAGGAGCTGGAAGCTAGCCTCTCCAGCGATGGCGAAGTTGTTGTCCCGGATGATGCCGCCAACGACACGCCTGAAGATAACTCTACTGTCCCGGATGATGCCGCCAGCCAGAGCGATAAGGGCACCGAGAAGGCTGAAGTCAAAGACGTTGCCTATTATCAGCGCCTAGCCGAGCAGAAGGCTAAGGAAGCTGAACAGGCGCAAGAGAAGGCCAAAAAGCGTGATACCGACCTTGAGCGTGGTCTTCACGAGAAGATCCGCAAGGAGAAGGAACTTGAAGTGGCCCTCCAGGAAAGGGAGCGTGAACTTCAGGAACTTCGCAAGCAGGTAGAGCGCAAGAAGGTTGAAGAGTCTTCTCTGATTGACGACGAAGCGTTTAGTGAGTTCAACGAAGAGTTTGCTGATCTCGCTCCTCACGTCAAGAAGCTGCTGGAGAAGCAGGCCATTATCAATTCTGAGCGGGCTAAGGCGGAAGCCATGCGCGTTAAGGATGAGATTGAGTCTCAACGTAAAGAACTCCAGGTGTTGATTGACAAGGCGAAGGCCGAGACGGCGCAGACCGAGAATGCCAAGCATTTCGCGGCTGTTAAGGCTCTTGTTCCTGACGCTGACAAAATCTTTGACGGTAAGGGTTACTACCCTGCATTTAAGGCTTGGGCAGAGGATTCCGGTATCCCGTTGTTTCAGAATGTGGCTGGCGCACCGCCTAGCTTCGATCCTAAAGACGTGGCTTACGTCATCAACCGATTTAAGGCTGAGTGTGGCATTAAGAACGCTGCTTCGCCGAAGGCTGGTGATATGCCTGTCAGAACCGGACATGAAACCATCCCGACCGATCGTGTTGACAACGATTACTTCACTTCTGATGAACTAGACAATCTCGAATTCATCGACCGTGAAATGTCTAAGGCAGTGGGCGATCAAGCCAAATTGTTGGCTTTGGTTGCAAAAATCGAAAAATCCGAACGTAAACGGAGGTTACAAATGACCGCCATCGACCTTACCGCGACCTATAAGGATCGCAAGTATCGGCAGCTTAAGAGCCGACCTGTCGAGTTGCAGGAATACATCCGTGTCATCGACTTCGCTGAAGCCGCTGTGAAGAAGGGTTCCGCCCTTGCCCAGAATGACACCATCGACCTGTTCACCATCCCGGTTGGAACCTACATCTATGATTGCTTTGCAGTCATCAAGACTGCTTCCGCTGCTGCTGGGACTGTCCAGATCGGTGACTCTGGCTCCGCAACTGGTTTCATCACGTCTATCTCGACCAACGCGACTGCGCTCACGGCTGTCCCTGGGAATGGCGCGTATGTCTACAGCACGACTGCCGCGACGGCCCCCAAGCTGTATGCGACCGCCAATGCTGTTCGTTGCACGGTCTCTGGTGCAACTGCCCCTGCGGACGGCATCATCGAACTGCACGTCTTCTACAACGAAACCCCCAGTTCCGTCAATGAGTAAGGAGGACTAAACAATGGCTATTTCTCGCGTTGGTAACAATCTTGCGACTAGGAATCATCTTCCAGTTTCTTATTCGCCCGCCCTTATCGCTCGGTATTATGCCGAGGATATGATCCCCAAGATCACCACGAACAAGTATGACACTGGCCTGCTCGCCAAGAACCATGGTGAGAAGCTGGTCATCCGTCGTGAACCCGTGTTCGTGACTGAGGACGTGGACATCAACGCTCCGATCAACTGGCAGCATGTGGATTTCGATGCCATCTCCGTTGAACTGAGCTACTTCAAGCGGACCGCTGGGAAGGTTGATAACCTCGACCTGAAGACCAGCGATCTGGATCTCAGTGCCGCTATCCCTCGCGCCATGCAGAAGGCGCATTCCGAAATCGTTGGCGCCACGTTGCTTGGCTCGGTTTATACCGGTGCCACCACGACCGCTTACAGCACTGGCACGACCCCCTGGGCGTGGCAGACCAGCACCGAATCTGCCTCTGCTCTGGCCCAGGCTTTCGCTGCGCTGAGTGCCCTGAAGGTGCCCGATGATGGCAATCGTGCCGTTGTCATCCACCCCTACATGGCCCAGTATCTCACGCAGATCCAGCCCGGTTGGGCGCTGAACTCCGGTCTTGCGACTGGTGCCCAGATCTCCGGTCACATCGGCCACTACGCTGGGTTCAACATCTTTGTTAGCCCCTTGGTTCCCGGTGCTGGCACGGCTGCGAATCCGTTCAAGGCTATCGCGCTGCACAAGGACGCCATCGCTATGGCGGCTATCATCAAGGATGCGTGGGCCGGTTCCATGCTCCCTGTGGCTGACGGCTTCGGCTGGAAGCAGAACAGCGTGTTCGGGTTCACGGTTGCCCAGCCTGACGGCTTGGTTTATATGCCGACCACGGTTAGCTAGTTTGTAGTATAGTTGCGGGGGTGAGGCAATTCCGCCAATCCCCCGCACTATATAACGGAGAACAAATGATCTTGACGAACGAAACCACCCGACTGAACGCCGCGAAGTGCGTTGCCATCCGTAACCTGCGGACTGGTAATGTGTTCCAGCGTGAGCAGAATATCGACAACTGGGCGATGCTGTATGCCGATGCGCAGAGCCGTCCTGGGGTCATGGAGTGTGAATACTCCGAAGCGCCTTCCTTGAGCGAAGCCGAGCGAGTTGTGTATTCCGAGAGCGATCTTCGACAGATGCACATCACCGAACTTCAGCAGATTGGCCGTCGCTATGGTGTTAGCGGACGTGAAAAGACTCCTCTGGTTAAGGACATCCTGTTGATGCAGGGTGCCAAGATTGCTGGCAAGGGTGACAAGTCTAAGTAATTGATTCGGGGGATAGCGTGTCCATTCAGATCAGACAACTGCTTTCGAGGGTCACGCTATACCGCCCTGATATCAATGCCCAGCTTGGGGAAGCGCAGGCACTTTTCGCATTGTATGACGCAGCCCGTAAGGTTGCGCGTGATACGTTCATCTTGCGGCAGGATGTCGGATACCAGCATATTGTAGCCAATACGCATTACGTTGATACGAAGCTGCTTGTAACTGACGCAACGGTATTGCGCGTATGGGACGTGTTCTACAACCGTATCCCAATGGCAAATCCTGTTTATGCTGGGACATGGAACCCGTCAACGAATACGCCGTCACTTTCCGATGCGTCTATCCCTTCCGCTGCCACCTATTATCTTTGCTCGGCTGATGGGACTACGGCATTGGGGAGCGAGACGTATTGGAACAAGGGCGACTTGCTCTATTCAACTGGGACTAGCTGGAAGAAGTGGGGCAAAGATAAGGCTGTTAAGCTGAACGAGCGCAATAAGCCGACTATCGAGATGCAGCGTCCGGCACCGCAGGACGGACGTGGTGACATCCGTGAATACTCACAAGAGAATGGCGTTGCCTTCTTCTATACGCCTAACCAGTATGATTCAGTGATGTCTTTCAATATGGCCGTTGTTCCTAGTGACAGGGATATTGAGGACTATGATCTGCCAGAAGAAGCAGAAGATGTGATTCTGGCTGGAGCGAAGGCGTATATCTTGGAGCTTCCCGGTGAAGCGCACAATATGGCTCTTTCAATGCAATACAAGAATGAGTTCAAGGAAGGCATTGGTCGGCTGAAGGCTGTTGGGCTTCTTGGTTGGGGTGCTTACGCTGAATACGACCAAGGCAACTTCACTGGGAGGACTCGCTAATGTCAACCGCTCCAGAGGCGTTTACTGCCGCCCAGTTGGAAGATCAGGTCAGGAATCTGCTGTCCGACAATATCAACTTTGCCACCACAACGCCAGACGGGAAAGACCCGCAAACGTGGTCCCCGCAGCAGGTGTATGATGCGTTGAACTATGCCATTAAGGAATACTGCAGGGCAACAAATGCAACATATTCAGAGGCTTCAGCTATTGTCGGCTCTGACGGTGTTGCCGTGATCCCAACAGACTATCTTGAGTTGGCGCAAGTTTATTGGCCTGCCGCAGAGACTTGTGGGTTTGGTGTAATTGGCCCATCTGGAGGGGACTAATGACTGTTATCACCGATCCCAAGACGGGAATCATTGTTGCTGCGCCATACAAATCTGACCAATGGGTAGACGTTAAGAAGTGCCGCAGGTGGTTGACATTCTTCATGAGCCGCGTTGTGTCTCAGGTTTCATGCGCTTCTCTCCCGGAAAGCCCTGTCGAGGGCCAAGTGGTTGTGATGGCTTCAACCGATAGCACTTATCCTAACCATATTGCAAGATATTCAACAGATCTGCTTGCTTGGGAATACATGGCTCCATGGGATGGGTTGCAGATTAAAGATTCTTCAGGCGGAGATTGGACATATCTAAATTCAATTTGGAACTACAGCACGGTTGTAATCCCTAATTGGGTTTCATCGCACCCTAGAACACCTCCGGCGTCACCAAATGCGTGGGATGATGAATTTAATAATAGTTCATCGTTATCGGAGTGGACATGGTATAAACAGGGGGCATCTACAGCTACATTTGTAAATGGTGGACTGCTAATCACAGCATCGCTCAATGGCGCAGATGACCCCAATTTTGATTACAGCATGTTGATGAGGGATGTTCCGTCTGGTGATTGGTCGATTACTTCTTATGTGGACAATATAAGTTCGAATGGAAGCACAAGCGCTTCTTGTGCTATAGGCACCAGGAATACCGCATCTGGAATGCACGCGATGATGGAATTTGTGTTGAACAGTTCATACAATACAGTAGGGGTTTGTGGGTATTACACGAACTCCCCACACGACATTCGATATACCAACAAGGCCCAGCAAAATGTAAGATCTTCTGGCGGAATCTACCTGCGGATTGCTAAATCTAGCGGCAATTTGATATATAGCATATCTGTTGATGGGCATTCATTTGATGTGATGTACACTATCGCCATAGGTTCTGATTCATCCTTTGTTACACCAGATAAATTTGTTATTGGATGTTATAGTTGGTCAGATAGGTATAATGGCAAAATGTGGATTGACTTTGTGAGGAGAACGGAATGATGTATTATGTTGATTGTTGTGGGGTAATGTAATGGCATATACTGACGCAGATCTCCCGATTGCATTGATTAAGACCAGCAGGGCCGCAGAAGCGTCGCGTTCGCCTAAGTGGGAACATATTACTGCCGATGTCCCCACTCGCTGGCTTATGTGGGGTCACAATAAGATTATGCTCGTGCCGAAGCGAGCGGCTGGGTTTACGGACGATTACAACGCTGTGAAGTTTGGCTATATCGAGATGCCGAACCTGCTGTCAACGGCTGCGGACACTGTTGATGAGCGCATCCCATACAAGGACCAGGAGTTCTTGAAGTATGCTGCCGCTTATTATCTTTTGAACATGAGGACAGATAAGCAGTTCACGGAGATGGCTGAGTATTTCATGCAAACATTCCACAAGCTGATCGGAGCATAACATGGCACTCATCGGTAATACCTATGTTCAGGACACCGATCCTGGTGCCGTTGGCTATGGATACTTCTGGCAGAAGATGAATGGTGACCGTTCTGCCAGGAACACATCCAATACTGCTTGGGTTGCACAGGGTAACGTCAATCAGGCGTATTCTGGGGCGGCTCCATTGAGCGGGTTTACGGCCCAGGGCGCGATCTCTGGGGCTACCGGATTGGCGCAGTTGGCTTCTGCGGACTTCCAGGCATTGAAGCTGAACGCTGTAAACGTGGCTACGGTAAACGACCTTAGCGATGCACAGACAGCTATTCTCAAGTCGTGCGATGCCAAGATCAATTCTGGCATTTCAGGTATCACCGCTGCCCAGACGTATTCCGCGTTCCTTGCGTTTGATGAAGGGATCTTGAACGATACTCAGGTCGTCCCGCTTCCGCAGTTCAGCGACAGACCCGCAAGAATGGATGAAATCGTGTTCCTGGGGGTTGAACCTTATCAATTCACAGGCGTGGTTACAGGTGACCGCTCATGGTGGTTCTATTGCCAGGTGAACCCGATTAATCGTCAGATTAACTGCAAGATCGTCAATAGCAAGCAACGAGACATATGCCGGGACTGCGAAATACCACATCATTGCGCTAAGGAAGGACTAATGCCTAAGACGTTCAGATCGCATATCGCTGGTGGTATCAACATCATTGCAGATAAGGGCCTTGAAGGCGATGGGTGGGTATCGGCTGCTGATAATGTTGATCTAAGGTCTGGAGTCCCACGCTCGTTCCCGTGGCCCGTCAGGACTGAAATTGTGCCTTCGTCCACAACCAATTGTATCTACGAGAGAAGGGGGAAGTGGATCTTCTCTGACGGATACCGCAGTTACGCAGCCGAGCGCATTTATGGTAAGGATATTCTCTACTACACGGAGGCCGGTAAGAAGCCTCACAAGATGGTTGAGAATTATGATGTCCCGCTTGGGACTCCAGCCCCTTCGACTGGATTGGTTGTTACGCCAGCGGCATCGTCTGTTATGTCGCTTGAAGCAGCTACTGTTGAGGGTGGTTCGTTCCAGAAGAACACTGTAATTTCTTATCGTGTCTCAGTCGAGACGAAAGATGGCGTTCAGCCCCCAAGTTCTGCTTACATTGTCAACATTGTAGATGATGTCCATAAGGCAGTAAATCTGTCGTGGACGTTGAAGGCTGGAGCTATTGCCTACCATATTTTCCGTGGGACAGGAAATAACGATGAACGCGAGCTTGCAGTAGTATCTAGTGTTTCAAAGTATATTGATGCTGGCTCAGTTGCACCAAATGGAGTATCAGCTTCTACTTATGACAATAACAACCCTTTGCGTTATTTGTACACGTTTTGGCGTGAAGTTGATGGTGTAAGCGACGAGAGCGGCCCTTCCGAATTGTCGCAGGCATTGAGGGCAAATGCTGGGCGCAATATCATTGTTGACGCCCAGAATGACGGTCTTTACGAGCAAGACGCCACAATGTTTGTCCATGCCACCGGCCTAACTGTAACCAATAGCCCCGCGCTTGGGACATTCTCGATCACTAGAGCATCGTTCAACCCCGTCAATGGCATTACGAAATTCATTCTTGGGACGGCCATCACTCTTGACACGTATGACCGTGTTCGGTTCACGCTTCCAGCCATTACGTCAACCCAGTCTGCTGCGTGGGGTGGGGACATTGAAGCGTGGATGGACCAGTCTGATCCGACGAACAAGACCATCTTTGTAAAGACCACTGGGGCTACTCCTGACACAACTGATGGGTATGTTACTTACGCTAAGACACTTATCTATAGTTCTAGCCCAACAGCATTCGCGGGCATGGCCCAGGATGATGTCGCTAAGGTTAGCCTACTGGGTAGTGGCGGGACGACAGCGACGACGATTGTGGGGCGAGTTACGCCATATACAAGCGGTTCTAATTATGGGTTCTACCTTCATGCTTTCACGGAAAGCGGGACTGGGTTGAGCGATGCCATCTCCGGTGTTGGTGGGACGTATGCCATCGCGTTTACGCCTAAGAATGGTGGGTACAAATACCGCAGAATCTATCGGACTGGTGACGCTTCTGGCTATATGTTGGTCAAGGAACTTCCACTTTGGGAAACATCGTTTACTGACGGTAAAGTTGCATCTCAGTTGGGTGATCCGATCGGTAGTTACTATGTTGAAAACGGGAAGTCTGTAATATTTCAGCCTCCTCCGCTTGGCCTTACGAATGTTACATCTCATTACGGGATGCTGTTTGGCATTGATGGTTACAGTGTCCGATGGACTCCGGTTGGCAAGCGTGATGCTTGGCCTGCTGCATTCTCGCTAGATTTTGAATCTAAACCGGTTGCATTGGCATCCTATGCGCAGGGCTTGATTGTCTTGTGTGAGGATGGCATCTACCGCATTGACGGAACCACGCCAACGCTCTTGTCACGCTCCAAGACTAGGGCAGAGAATGGTTGTTATGCCCCATTCTCGGTTCAGAATACACATGCAGGGTTGGTCTATCTAAGCCAACGTGGGTTGATGTTATTCGACGGGAACAATGCCGAGTGCATCACCGACAAGAAGGTTCCAGGATCTTTCTTCTTCGGGACAAGCATCGAAACTACGCCTATCAATTCTGGGGTTGAGCTAAC